AAAAGAAACAGAGGAAGATGACTTTCTTGAAATGCCACCATGTTTAGTTACGCTTTTATCTGAAGGTGTTGGTGAAGGAATGAGGAATGAAACTATGTATAATGTAGGAGTATATCTGAAGAAAAGGTTTTCTGAGGACGATCTTTGGAAAAAGAAAATGAATCACTACAACATAAAATATTTTAAACCACCTATCAATGCATCAGAACTTGTTAAGACTCAAGAATCATTAGATAACAAAGATTATTTTTATAAATGTAAAGATGAACCTTTATCATCTTTTTGTAATTCTAAACTGTGTGTAACAAAAAAATATGGTGTAGGTGATGATGATGCACCGGTACAAACCATATCTGCAATTAGAAAATATAATTCAGACCCACCATTATTTTTCTGTGATATCGATGGACAAACAGTGATGGTTGAAACTGCAGTTCTTCATGAGCCAGATAAATTTTCAATGGCGTGCTTAGAACAAATCAATAGACCACAAATGCCTATGTCTAAAATTATATGGCGTAAGATGTTAATAAAACTCTTACAAGAAAAACAAGAAACAGACCTTAAGGCTACTGAAGATTTAAAAATAGACAACCAACTAAAAGAATACATGGAAGACTTTGTAAATAAAGTTAGAGGTAAAGATATCAATGATATTCAAAGAGGTGTTGCGTATAGTGATGATAACTATAGTTATTTTAAAATGAAAGATTTTTGGAAACATTTAGTAAAAAATAAATGGCCAGATAAAAGATATCCAAAACATGTAGTAGTACAAAAACTACAAACTCAATTAAAGATTGAAGAGGATTATCCAAAAATAAACGGTAAAACAGTGCGTTGCTTTAAGATGTTAAAGATTGTATCTGTTGAACCAGAGAAAGCAAAATATGAAAGTCAGGAACCATCATGGAAAAGAAAAATAGAACAGTAATACCTGGACCACCAGGGACCGGTAAAACATATAGATTATTAAATCACTATATGGCCAAAGAAATAAAAGAAAATAAAACTAATCCTAAAAAAATTTGTTACATTACTTTTAGTAAAGCAGCTGCAGAAGAAGCAACTGAAAGATTTGAAGAATTATTTCCTAAAGAAAAACTTGGATACATAGGGACTATGCATGCATTAGGAGTAAGAGAATTAAATATAGATGTAAGTGCAAAATTATTAAGGGGTAATAGTCAATGGAATCAATTTAAACTCTATGAACCAATGGCAGCTAGATTAAATACTGATATGAGTATTGATTCAATCACTGGTAAAACTAGATTTAAAGACCCTATACTAACTACAAGAGACTATGCAAAAAATAAAAAAATATCTTTGAATGAAGCTGCAATACAAAAAGGTATGGCAGGTTGGGCAGATATACACATCGCAGAAAAAATAGATGATGCACTAACGCAATATAAAAAAGATACAGGAGTCATAGAATTTTATGACATGATCAGTTTGTTTACGGATAAAATAAAAACTAAAGATAGTTTTTATGATGTTATATTTTTAGATGAAGCTCAAGACTTAAACGCGTTGCAATGGGATATGTTTTTTGAATTAGAAAAACTAAGTGCAAGATCATATATTGCCGGTGATGACGATCAAACTATTTATGGTTTTCAAGGCGCAGATGCATCTACATTTATAAACTTAGAAGGAACTATCGACGAACAAGTAAAGTCGAGACGAGTACCGAGAAGCGTGCATCGAGTAGCTTTAAATATATTAGATAGACTCAACGAACGTAGGACAAAGAATTGGGAAGCGAGAGACGAGGAAGGTGAAGTTAATTATGAAACATCACTAGAGAACATAGACTTTTCAAAAGGTAAGTGGATGATACTTGGTAGAACCAATAAGCTTTGTGAAAAAGCAAGAGATCATTTGTATATGAAAGGTTTAAGATATGAATTTACAGGTGATAAATACTTAGATAAAAATTCTATGTTAGCATTTACTACTTGGAAAAGATTAAACAATGGTGCAAGTATTGATTCAAAAGATGTAAAAATAATGTACTCTTTTTTAAAAGTAAAACTAGGTCATCTACAAAGGGGTTTTGCTAGTGGTAAAACTCTAGACTCTGTTTTTTCTGTGACGTTAGAAGAACTAAAAAAAGATCATGGTTTACTTGTTGAAGGTAGTTGGGAACATCTTGACTTTGATGAAGATACAAAAATTTTTATGAAACATTTAATACAAAATAATTATGATCTCATGAAAGAAGCTGACATAAAGATAATGACTTTACACGGATCAAAAGGAAAAGAATGTGAAAACGTAGTTTTATTTACAGACTTTGGTGCAGATGAATATCAAAGTAATTTTATTGAAGGTGAGTTTGAAAAATCACCAGACAATGAACACAGATTATTTTTTGTTGGAGTTACCAGAGCTAAACAAAAACTTTATTTACTACAATCAGAGGAGGGTACAGGGTATGTCATATAAATCATTAGATAAACAAGTCCAGGGGAATCACTATCAAGATTTTAAGATTCAGCCTGCAGAGTTTGTAAATCAAAATAAACTTTTATTTGCTGAGGGAAATGCTATAAAATATATTTGCAGACATTCTAAGAAAGGTAAACACTACGATATTAAGAAGGCTATACATTATTTAGAAATGATTCTAGAAAGGGATTATGGAGAATTTATTTAACGAAGAGATGTGGGTATCACCAAGCGAATTTAAAGATTTAAGTAGTTATAAATACATAGCAATTGACTTAGAGACAAGAGATCCAAACCTAAAGAAAATGGGTTCAGGCTCTGTAAGAGGTGATGGAGAAATTATTGGTGTCGCTGTTGCAGTAGATGGTTGGTCTGGATATTATTCTTTTGGGCATGATCAAGAGAATTATTTTAATAAAGAATCTGTAATGAAATGGGTTAAAAGTATTTGTGCATTACCTTGTACTAAAATATTTCATAATGCAATGTATGACGTATGTTGGTTGAGAGCGTACGGCGTAAAGATAAACGGAATTATTGTAGATACAATGATGATGGCAGCTGTATTAGATGAAAACAGATTGTATTACTCATTGAATTCATTATCTTTTATAGAGTTGGGTAAAGTTAAGAATGAAAAAGCTTTACAAGATGCAGCAGATAAAAAAGGTATAGATGCAAAATCTGAAATGTATAAACTTCCTGCATCAATGGTAGGAGCATACGCTGAAGCAGATGCTGAACTAACTTTACAATTATTTAAAAAATTTTCAGGACAAATAAAACAACAGAATTTACAAAGAATATTTAACTTGGAAACAAGTTTATTTCCTATGTTAGTAGATATGAAATTTAAGGGCGTTCGAGTAGACGTTGATAAAGCGCATCGACTAAAACATGTATTAGAGAAAAGAGAAGCACAATGCCTTGCAAAAGTGAAACAAGTAACAGGAGTAGAAGTACAAATATGGGCAGCAAGATCGATCGCCAAAGTATTTGACAACCTTGAACTACCTTATTCCAGAACTGCGAAAAGTAACGCGCCATCATTTACAAAAGCTACACTAGAAAACCACGAAAATCCAGTGGTAAAAAACATTGCAGAAGCTAGAGAATTAAACAAAGCGCATACAACTTTTATAGATACAATACTAAAACATGAACACAATGGACGTATTCATGCTGACATAAATCAATTAAGATCAGATGCAGGTGGTACTGTAACCGGACGTTTCTCATATTCTAATCCAAACTTACAACAAATACCTGCAAGAAACAATTTATTAGGTCCTGCAATTCGTGGACTATTTATACCTGAACAAAACTGTGATTGGGGTTGCTTTGACTATTCACAACAAGAACCTAGATTAGTTTTACACTACGCAGCAGAACATCCTATCTTAAAAAATTCTGAGTCTGTAACTGAAATGGTTTCTAAGTTTAACAAAGACCCCAAAATGGACTTTCATGGAATGGTAGCTAAACTTGCAAACATAAAAAGAAAAGAAGCTAAGACTATTAACTTAGGTTTGTTTTATGGAATGGGTAAAGCAAAACTTCAACAGTCTTTGGA